TGAACCTTATCCACAGGTGAAATGTAATTTTCTGTGCGTGGCTTTACTTGCCGAACGTAACCTTTTAAACTCATCTGTTCAATCTCTCCATGTGTGTTATACTATATTTATAACTATAATTGATTGGAGATTGAATGTCAAGCAATCATTTGTCGAGAGTATATTTTGTGGTTATAACGTATTTTCTTGCTGGGTTTATCATAACATTTAAGAATTCTGACATGACATATCTGTTTAGTAAACACTCTGTCGTCATATTATCTCGATCATTGAGGCCAAACATTATATCGTATGTACTGCCCGCGAACTCCATAGGCAGTTGAACAACAGGTCTTTCATCATTTCCACCACCAGTTTTTGCATCATAGGTTTTGATTAGGTTTGTGGTTATAGTTTTATCTTTTAATGTGAAAGTAATTTTGTTACCTTTCACAACAATATCTTCAGCGTGCAGGACGCTGAAAGCGCTGTTGCCCGTATCAAACTTTGCTTCAAGTTCACCGAATGGATCAATACTTACTACTTCCTCAAACCCACATTGAACTGGTGTAGTGCGTCTTGATGCAACGTCTTTGAAATGTTCTAGAATTGTTTTTGCGACATTGAGTCCAGAGTTTGCTTCCTCTATTCCTTCGCTTCCTGGCGAAGAGTTGACTTCTAAAATAAATGGTGGAGCTGTCTTAGGATTAGCTGATGGTATAAAATCTACAGCTGTTAGAATACCATCTAAAGCTTTTGCAGAAAGTAAACACTGTTCTGTTTCAAGTTGAGATAGTTTGTAAGATTTAACTTTTGCACCCTGAGAATAATTACTTCTGAAATCACCCTCTACGACATCTCTTTGCATAGTGCCGACAATCTTACCACCAAGAACAATTACCCGAACATCAAAATCACTCTTGATGTATTCTTGAATTAATAAATCTGAACTTGAATCTGTCTTATACATCAACTGTACGATTGAGGTTAATGCTCGTTCTGATTCAATAAACAAAACACCAACACCTTTAGAACCTCTCAAAGTTTTCATTATGATAGGAAACTTTGTGTCCAGTTTTTTAACTGCGTTTTCTAACTCATCTTGATTTGGTATGAGGACTGTTTTGGGTTGAGTTAGTCCGTAGTCTTTTAATTTAATATATGTACGATACTTATCTGCAGCTGTAGTAATTGTTAATCTAGAGTTGACACAACAAATGCCTATCTTTTCTAACTCTGAAATTAAATCTAATGAACTATCTCTGGTTGGCGTACCACGAACAAACACAACTGTATCGGAGGAAGAAATATCAAATCCTTTTTCATCACCAGCTTCATGAATTTTGTAAGTCTTATCGTAGGACAGGTTTGCACCGTCTAAAGAAATGACATAGTTTGCAAGTCCTAACTTATCAGATTCTTTTTTGATACTTTTTGCAGTAGTAGAATTATCATTATTTTCAACTGAAAGAACAACAACTCTATAGTCTTCTTGTTTTGCTTCAGTGATAAATGACTTAAACTTTTCCATTAGGATTCTTTTTTCTTACTGCCTATGTTATACTTTGTTTCAAGTGTCCATTCATCTTTTTCTTTAAAAGAAAGAACTTTAATTTGACTCAATGGAGCAGCTTCTCCAAGTGTGCTTATAATATCAACTAAGCCCCAATCTTTTAATAAATTTGCAATTGTGTTTCGTCTTGCAATATCGTTTTCTGATAGGTTTGTATTTTTTCCGTCCAGTGCAAATAGTTCTTTAAAATGAACTATGAAATAACGACCCTGTTTGTGTAGTATATGACAAGATTGATACAGTGTTCTTTCTTTTCTACTTGCAACACCTATTCGTGATAAAGTTTCTCTAACTTTTAGAAAATCATCAGGTTCTTTCAACCCGACTTCTAGCATATCCTCTTGTGTCCAATTAACTTCTTCCATTTCTTCCACCTTTATTTAATCGTCTTTTTATGGCAGAAATTTGTTCATCATTTAATATATCAAGAGCAGCTTTTGCTTTTTCATTATTATACCCATAAAACTCTTTAACATATTCTAGATTTTTTAATTTCTTCGCCTTCAACCAAGGAGTATATCTTTTCCTTGCTCTTAGACTATTTAGTAAAAAATCAAACTGTAACTTCTTATCTAGGTGGTGGTATTGGTTAATTTCATTAACAAGTCGTATTGTATCGGGGAACGGAGCAACACATTTATTTACAATGAATGGTGCATATTTCTTTTCCCACATTTCATCTTCACTATCTAGTAGTGGTTCTTTAGATACATTTATCGCATTAAGATACTCTTTTAGTTCATACATTTTAATTATCTATCCATGTTTTAATAACCACAACAGTTCTTAATTCATAACACTGTCGTGAGACAGGCTGTGCTTGGTGTGGTGCGTATGCTGGAAATACGATTAAACGATTGCCTATGTTTTGCACTAGTTGTCCATCAACAACTGTTCCACCACCCCAATCCATTTTCCAATCAAGTCTAGGATAATACATCATAGTAAAGTCGCCATCGTCCATGTGCATATGTGGTTCAATACCATGCGTGTGTGCGTTTAAATACAGTCGTTTAAATTCAACTACATTATACTTCTTTTTAAAATCATACTTTGCAAATGCGGTGTCCCAAATAGGCATCAACCAATCATATTCATTCTTTGTTACTTCTTCTGGATCATGACCACAAAAAACGTGCCAGTGTTTGTTTGGAGTTCCATTTTGTGAATGGTAATTATATCTCCAAGTTTGTTGGTGCATCTTCATATCAATTAGTTCTGCAATATGCGGTTCTAATAAGTTATCATATATGTCTATCATTTAAACTTTGCAGCTCCCATAATTTCAGTCAAACATGCCATTAAATTAATTTCTTGATCTGCGACAAAAGCACTTTTATATTGGTATTCACCCAAGATAACGACCACATGAGGAATACTACTGGCGTCCACATAATTATACAAATTATCATAAAGCTGCCTAAACAAACGTGTAGGATCATTATCCAAATTATCGACAACCCATTTACGAACATTAGTAAACTCCTTTTTCTTCATTTCTCCCATCAAATTTTTGACGTTAGTTTCAGAAATATTTACCAGAATACCAGCATCAATTTTACCTGATACAGAATATCGTTGCAGTTCGTTTAGTACCCTTCTCCAATCAGGAAAGTGATTATTAATTACTTCAGCAATAACTCTCTTTTCGTATTCTACTTTATTCTCATCTAGTATACTTATGATTCTTTCCATAAACTGTTTTGCAAGAGTTGGTTTTTCAGAATTTGGAATAGAAAAATCAATCGTACTACAACGAGAATGTAGTGGTTTAATAATTCTGTTTTTGTAATTACAAGTAAGAATGAAACCACAGTTCTTGTGAAACTCTTCCATGAACCCACGAAGGGCTGGTTGAGTTGACTGTGGATTTAGATAGTCTGCTTCATCAAGAATGATGTACTTGCGTCCACCTTCAAGTGATACTGTCGAAGCAAAGTTTTTAATCTTGGTTCTAAGGACATCTATACCAGATTCCTCAGAACCATTTATCATCATATAGGTTGCCCCAATCTGTTCAATCATTGCTTTCGCAGCTGTTGTTTTACCAACGCCTGGCCCACCAGATAAAATCAGATTAGGAAGATTACCCTCACTCACAAATTCTGTGAGAGTATCTTTTAGGTTATTAGGAAGTACACACGCCCCGATATCCTTTGGGCGGTATTGTTCCACCCACAAAAATGTTTCCATAATATAAATTCCTCAAATTAAGCATTGTAAGCAGACTCTGGCTCCAGAGCGATAAAGTATTCAACATTTCCTGTTGAGTTCTTAAAATGACTTATATTTTTTGAGGACACTTGTACATCATATGAACCTTGAATCAATTTCAAGTTTTCAACCTTAAACCAGAACTTGTAGTCATCACTTTGAGAATCGACATCCAAATCTAATGCATAGTTATTTGCAGTATCATTTTTCTTGTCAGTTACTTTGAGACTTCCACTTTCAAGTGCCATATCAGGTGCGCCAATAACCGCAGCTGCTTTTGTCACTGTTGAAAGAGTATCACTTGATAAGTTAAACTTTACTTCACACTCAGGCATAGTAATATCTTTAGTTGGTGTTGTAACCACTGATGGGTCAGAGTACCAATACTTTAAAGATGTAGATGTACCTTCTTCTGTAATCATTACAAAATCATTTTCAAATTCTAACTCTGGTTTTGAAAACAATGAGATTGCAGAAAGAAACTCATTCAAATCATAGATTGCAAACTCTTGAGGAAAATCCTCAATTACTTCAGCATTTGCAACAATATTTTTCATTGCAGACATAGTAGCAATCTTATTACCACCTTTAATCACAAGGTTCTGATTGATTGTAGAAAAGTTCTTCAATACAGATACCGTTTCATTACTTAACTTCATTATTTAATTTCTCCTTCAATTCACTCACTCTATTTTCCAAGACACTAATTGTTGTATTAATATGCCCTGTTCCACGTTCTTGTATTCTAGTTTTTAGAATTGCAATTTCTTCAACTAGATAGACTAATCTATCAACATCACTCATTCATTATTCTCCGTATCATTTATATGTAAAGCTATAATACCATAGTGAATCACTTTTAGCAAGTCACTTCTGTTCTTACCGCCTTTCTTTCCGTATCGTTGTGCATACTTCATTATGTTACCGATACAGAAACCCTCACCATGACCACCATCTATAATGAACTCTGTAGCTTGAAACTTGTTTTTGCTATAGTGTTCGTCATAGGTGGAGTCAATATACTTTTGAAGTTCTGCAAGTGCCTCCCCTTCATTGTATTTGTATTCTGGACGTTTAGTATTAGAGATCACTTATGATTCTTTTTGTTCTTGCTCTGCAAGATAAGCATCATACTTTTCTTCTTCTCGGTCTGACATGAATTGTCTAAGTTGTGCTTCTGTGTCTGTGACATTCCAGTTCATAGCCAAAGAACGTCTTTCTCCCTCACCAAAGAATGGCATCACCTGATGTTTTAACCAGTTAGGAAATATTAACATAACACCGACTTCTGGTTTTATAAATTCTTCTTGTTGACCATGCAATGACATAATGTCTTTTCTGGTATTTGTTCCCCAAATTAATTGAGTAAATCCATCAACTGATCCACTTGCATTATTTAATCCTGCTGGAACTGGATCAAGTTTTTCAATACACTCTGGATTTTTTAACCATAAAAATCCTGACAGACCTGCCATTGTTTGAACACCATGATCATGATAAGGATTATAATCACCAGCGTATGCGTGATTAGACCAACACTGAAAACAATCAGTATCAGCATCTCGTTCATAACCTTGTTTGAGATAAGTTTTGCCAACTTGTTCAAACACAGTTTTTAATTGTTGACCAACTTCATCATCTAAAGGAAAATTTAATTGTGCAGACTTATTATCATTTTTAAGTTGACCAACTAAACCATCTGCAAAGCTATCATTTTTTGGAATTATTACATTATCAATGTGATCATTGATTTCATTTACAATTTCCATTGGAAATTCGATACGGCCGATAGAGAAAGCTTTAATTGGACGAATTGCAAACTTCAATCCATGATTAGCTTCTTCCATCTTTGCTTCTTCTTCTGCAAGCATCTCTGCATTTTCACGAGCAAGTCTTGCATTACGTTCTGATTCTTCTTCTGTCGCACCACCAGTTATACCACCGCCCAATGCATTAGCAGTAACAACAGGTGTGCCGTCCTCATTAACTGGATTACCATCACCGTCTACTTGACGAGCAACAGCACCCGATCTCATTTCATCTGCACTATCAAATTCGAATATTTTCATGATATCTCCTTTACATGATTTATACTATAATAAACGAAAAGGGGGCTAAAAGTCAACCCCCTTTTCTAATTTGATTGAAACTATTTAATTTCAATCTTTCGCGGCTTCTTCTCCTCTGGAATAATACGTTCAAGTGAAATCACTAACATACCATTTTCAAGGGAAGCATCATTTACCACAATGTCATCTGCAAGGGTAAATTTGCGATTGAACTTACGATATGAGATTCCACGATAAATGTTAGAATCATTTTCATCATTCTCTTTAACTGAACGAATCGTAAGTAAGCCATCTGCTACTTCAACTTCAATATCCTTTTTAGAAAATCCCGCCAAGGCTAGTTCGATCACAAAGCTGTAATCACCTTCCTTTCTAATGTTGTATGGGGGAAACCCTGATGAAGTTGCATTATGCGAAGCATAATTATTAAGTTGATCAAAGACTCGATCAAACCCAACTGCGTAGGGCGTAAGTTGATTGAAATTATCAAATAGATTTAATTTTGTAACCATTTTTGTTTCTCCTTATAAAAGCAAGATTACGTTTTAAGTGTATCCCGAAATTCGGCGATACATAATATATATAGCGATTGAAACCTCTTTACATAAAATTTTCAAGATTTTTTTTGAACCCTATTCTTTTTTTTGCTTTATCAAAATATTCTCCATCTCTTTCTATACCTATAAATTTTCTATTTGTATTAACACACGCAACACCAGTAGTGCCAGAACCCATACAATTATCCAAAACAGTCTCACCTTCATTAGAATATGTTTTAATAAGATATTGCATTAGAGCAACTGGTTTTTGAGTGGGGTGTACAATACCTTTATCCAATCCAAATTCTATTATTTCTGATGGATAATTTGTATATTTCTGCTCGTATTCTGTTTCATGCAATAACTTATTTCCTTTACCCATATGC